AGAAAACTGGTTTTCGCGGTAAGTCTAAGAAAGTCTAAAGGCTAATTAGTCATCTCCTAACTAATTATAGTGACAGGAGACCACATGAATGGCGACACCAACTTTAACACCCAGTTCCCAGACCTCTACGGCTGTTTTAGGCTCAACTGGTTCTTATTCTGTTGCTAGCACAGCGACAAATTATCCCTATGGGTTATACGCTGATTCAACGTCAGATCTGTATGATGCAAACTTTATTACTGGCGCCGTTGAACAGGTTACTTTTACCTACCGTAAACTAGGCGGAGACGTATTAGACATTGAATTAGATCAAAAGAACATATTTTCTTCATATGAAGAAGCGGTATTAGAGTACTCCTATATCGTAAATGTGCATCAATCAAAAAACATTCTTCATAGTTCTCTCGGCGCCGCAACTGGTACTTTTGATTCTGACGGACAGAGAACAGACGTGAATTCTGGAAGCCTGGTCGAGTTAAAATATCCAAAGTTCGAATTTGGTTATAGCAAACGTATAATGGACCAAGTTAGCACAGTCGCCGGCATCGGAGGCACGGTCCCAATTTATTCTGCTTCTTTCGCTACTACAAAATCTCAACAAGATTATGATTTACAAACAATTATTTCTAGTTCCGCCAACGACGTTGATGAGGCTTTCTATAATAAAGTAGGCAACAACAAAATAACGATAAGGAGAGTTTATTATAAAACTCCCCATGCCATGTGGAGATTTTATGGGTATTATGGCGGCATGAACGCCGTCGGTAACATGTCAACATACGGCATGTTCGCGGACGATTCAACTTTTGAAGTTATACCGCCCTGGCAAAACAAGCTGCAAGCCCAAGCCTATGAGGACGCAATCTATACTAGAAACTCGCACTATTCATATGAGATAAGAAATAATAGTTTAAGAGTTTATCCGATACCGTCTAGTGTATCTCCAAGCAAAATGTGGGTTGAGTTTACTGCGGATCAAGAACCATGGGAAGAACAGGCCGACAGAAAAAATGGCGTCGCCGGCGTAAATAATATGGGTACCTTGCCGTTGTCAAACATTCCATATAAGAATATCAATTCTATTGGTAAACAATGGATAAGAAGATTTTCTTTGGCTGTTGCAAAAGAAACTTTAGGACAAATTAGGTCTAAGTTCGGCACAATACCAATTCCTGGTGCCCCGGTTACTTTAAATGGAGCTGCTCTGCTAACCCAAGCGGCTACCGAACAAAAGACTTTGAGGGAGGAACTGCAAAAAGTTCTAGACGAATTAACATACGAAAAAATTACAGAAATTCAGAAAAATATGGCTAAAAATGCCCAAGATGCTGTCAAAACTTATCCATATTTTATTTATCAAGGATAATAATACATGTCTGAAGAAAAAAATAAATGGACACAACCTGCATCTCCCCCGCCACCTTTATTCTTGGGCGAGAAAGAGAGAAATCTTGTTAAACAGTTTAACGATGAACTTATTGAGCGCATCATTGGCCAGGTTGTTGCATATTATCCAATTGACGTGGAGCATACAAACTTTCATCCTCTTTATAACGAAGCTCTCGTTAAATCGTTTTTGCCGCCTGTAAGGGTTCATGCCTTGATCGATTTCAAAGGGCAAGAAACGACGACAGATAAATATGGTGTTGACAAAATGACCAAATTAACTATTCATTTTCACAAACGACGCCTCACAGAAGACCAGGATCTGTTTGTCCGTGAAGGAGATTTTATTTCCTACGGCGAGGCTTTTTATGAGATTGTTTCTTTGAAAGAGCCGAAAGAGCTTTTTGGTCAAGCTGATCGACGAATTGAAATTACTGCAGAGTGCATAAGAACAAGAGAGGGCATGTTCGATGGCTCGTAAAGGTTCAATAAACGAAGAAGAAACCTCTAGAGACGTAGCAAGATTCAGTTCTACGTTAGAAGACGTTGATTTTGCAGCTTATAACTTTGTTAACGAAACAATGGACGTACACACAACCACCAACAAAGGTTTCAAAAAAGCACCGGTAATCTGGTCCGGCGCCGAACGAGCGCACAATATTAAGAATGACGACATTAAAAGAGATGCTAGCGGAATGTTGATCTTACCAGTGATTTCCATGGAAAGGCTTTCTGTCGAAAAAGACGAGAAGTCCCGTGTAATTCCATTTTCAAAGCTGGACCCGATCAACGACCTTAAGGGCGGCTTCTTGACCATAAATAAAGTGATACAGCAGGATAAAACCCGCAACTTTGCCAATGCAGACTCGTTCCGCCGCAGAAGTCAAAAAAACTTTCCCCTTTACAAAGGAAAGGGAGGAAAAAACAAAAAGATTGTTTACGAAACAATAACTATTCCAATACCAATTTATGTTAAGGTCGGTTATGCAATTGTTTTAAGAACAGAATATCAAGAACAAATGAACGACCTGCTGGTACCGTTCATACGAATATCGAACGCCCATACCCGAGTTTTAATAGAACACAACTCAAATCAGTATGAAGCGTTTGTTGGCGAAAAGTATAAGATGACAAACAACATCTCAGATTATAAGTCCGCAGAAAGAAAATATGAAACGACAATTACACTTGATGTTTTGGGGTATTTGATTGGCGACGGGAAAAATCAAAAGCAGCCTCGGGTGGTTAGAAGAGAAAACGCAGTGCAGATACGTTTCGCCAGAGAAAGAATCGTTGTGCAAGATGAAGATGGAGAATTCAGATTTTAAAGGAGTTTGTCTTTTTCTGGCACTATTTATTAAAGAAAAAGTTCATGGATTTTGAGCTAGCTTATATTTAAGGAGCACCGAGATATGTCAGTCGATAAGTTTAAATTTGTTTCACCTGGAGTCTTCATCGACGAAATTGATGAATCAGGGATCGCCTCCCTTCCAGAAAGAATGGGCCCCGTCATTGTTGGGCGCTTCAAAAAAGGTCCCGGGTTACGACCCGTAAAAGTAGATTCTTATAAAGAGTTTGTTAGCCTGTTTGGTGAACCTTCGCCGGGCAACGCTGCTGGCGATATTTGGCGCTCAGGCGAAATGACTGCCCCCACATATGCGGCATACGCTGTAAAAGCTTGGCTTAGAAACAATTCGCCTTGTACCGTTTATCGTGTACTCGGTCAGCATGCTTCCAACAACGACGCGTCCACGACCGGTCTCGCCGGCTGGACAACCACCAATGCCCTCGGTACCACCCTTTCTGGAAAAGGCGGAGCTTATGGCATGTTCATTTTTCCATCCGCCTCGGCTGCCACGCCCGTCACCGGAACGCTAGCAGCAATTTGGTACGTTAACGAAGGAGCAGTCGTCCTTTCTGGTACCGCAAGGGTTCCTTTAGACGCCGGCGCCGGTACCACAACCAAGCAAGGCGCCGGCGTCTTTATTAAGAGCGCAGGCACCATGAAGTGGACGGCCAAAATTTTAAGCGGCGACGGTGGCACGGCACACACCGCTCAATTTGATTTTGATAGAGATTCAGATGTTTTTATTAGAAAAGTGTTTAATACCGACCCCACCGACACCAACAACAGTATCGCTTCACCGACCCAAAGCTACTGGCTTGGAGAGACATTTGAGTCTAACGTTAGAAATGGTGAGAACAGTAAATTAGTCGAAGATTCTAAGAACTCGACGTTATCGGATACAGCTGGGATGTTTGCTGTGATCCTTGGTTTAGGAGACGGAGGTACTGATAACCTCGTTTGGTCAGACTTTAAACAAACCTCTGCAGCTGCTCAAACTGGTTGGTTTATTTCCCAAGACGTACGAGGCGCGTCTGCGACCGGGTTCAACCCGGTAGCAGATACCAAGACGTTGTTTAAGCTTCACGCCTTGGATAGTGGCGAACAAGCAAATCGAGATTATAAAGTTTCAATTGTGGACATTAAAGTACCAACTGACAATTACAATAAATATGGTACGTTCACAGTCCAAGTCCGTAGCGCCTATGATACAGACAACAGGCCAATAATTTTAGAGCAGTTTTCAAACTGTGGTCTGAATCCGGCTTCTGCAAATTACATTGGTCGTTTAATCGGCGACCAATATTTTACCTACGACGAAACAAACAAAAGAATTCTTGAACATGGCGATAACGAAAATCGTTCTAAAATTCTTAGAGTCGAAACGAGTGATACTGTTAAAAATGGTAATGCGGAAGGCTTGAACCCATATGGTGTTTACGGTCCGACAGTGCCGGTAACAGAAGAGGTCTTAATAACCGACGCCTCATTGAACTACGCGCTCGGCAGCGGCAG